GTCTTATCCGCAGATTCCGTTGGGTAGATTCAGTCGCAGAAAAAGGCGACGACGCTCGCTACCACTTCGGAGCTATCGCGCAAGACGTAGAAGCCGCATTCACGGCTGAAGGGTTAGATGCGGGTGACTACGGTCTTTTCATTCGCACCACATGGTGGGAACACGAAGGCGAGAATTATCCAACGGCAGAAGCCGCGCCTACGGGAGCCGTCGAGAAAACTCGATTAGGCATCCGATACAACCAACTCTTTGCATTCATCATTAGCGCTCTTTAAGGAGAAACAAAATGGCTATTACTAACGTGCGTACAGTTCAGCGGGTTGAAGTTTATCCCGGCCCCGGAGAAGACGATCCTTGGGTAATGGTGGTCTACGAGCATACGTTCGACGACACCGACGACGACCAACTGCCTGTTACGACATCAGCAACACGCCACATATACCGTTATGTAACTACCGTAGCGGAAGATGGCACTGAAACTCAGACTGCTACAGATATTACAGGTGAAGATCAGCTTGTTCAGGATATCTGTGCTGGCATCTGGAATGGCTAATGATTGACCCGGTAACTGCTATCGCTGGAGCCTCTAAGGCTTATGCTATGGTCAAAGCGATGGTGGAGGCTGGTCGTTCGGCTGAAGACACCATGATGCAACTGGGTCAGTGGTACGGCCATGCGTCAGATGTCTTATACGCGGACAAGAAAGCTAAGAACGTAAACCCGTTCAAGAAGCTTGTGTTTAGCAAAAGCGTCGAGGCAGAAGCAGCCAAGGCGTTTGCTGCTAAGAAAAAGATAGAGGCTCAACAAAAAGAGCTACTGTCTTTGATAGGTATGATGTATGGCAAAGAAGGCCTCAACGAGTTTCGTGATATGCGTAAGCAGATACTCAGAGAGAGGCAAGACGCCGTGTACCGCCAAGCAGAGATGAAGGAGCAAGTCATATACGGCCTTCTTACGCTGTTTTTACTTGCGTTGTTAGTTGCCCTTATCACTTTTATAGTTGCTTAGGCCAGCAAAATGGTTGCAAAAATTAATGGTGGTAATAAAATTATTTTTGGTTATACCAAAACAAAGGAACCAACTACATGACTGAGCAAGAAAAACCAGCAACACTAGTTATCGACGGTGAAGAGTTCATCATCGATGACTTAACTGCGGAAGTTAAAGAGCTTCTTTCATTGCATGCGCAGGCCAACGACATGATGGTCGCAGCGCGTAGGCAAGCCATTATCCACGAGGTATCGGTAACTAATTTGGCCTCTCTAATTAGCCAAAAAGTTAAGGGTGAAGCCAGCGATGACGAAGCAGCAGACGCCGACGCAGCGTGATTCTATGGATCGCTATTGGGAAGCTATAAATCGGATCGCCTCTCACGAGGCGATGTGCGAGGAGCGTTCCAAAACTATTTTTAATAGACTTGACCGCATAGATAGCTCTTTAGACTTGATGAACAAACGTGTGTTTAGTCTAGGAGTTATGATCATGGGCGGTATGGCAGGGTTGATAGTGACCCTGCTTTTACAATGAACATCAACGAATCTACAGATGTCACTATCCCTATTCGCAATCTTGTGGCGATGGTAGCTGCTACCTCTATCGCTACGATGGCCTACTTTGGAATCCAAGAGCGTCTTAACACGCTAGAGCATTCCCTAGACAAATCTCAAATGGAAATACAAAGCAACACAGAGTTTCGTATTTTATGGCCACGTGGCGAGCTTGGGTCTCTACCAGACGACGCACGTCAAGACATGATGATTGAAGGCTTACACCTCAACGTACAAGAACTGCGCGGAATACAAAACGAAGTGCATGACTTAACTATCCGCATTGGCACTATGGAGTCGCTATATGCGCAGGAGGAGAAAGAATGAACTTTGACAAAATCAAAGGCGTAATTGGTGGCCTAGCTCCTACGCTTGGTGCAGCTTTGGGTGGCCCTGTAGGCGGCGCGGCGGCAACCATGTTAGCGGATGTTTTGGGTTGTGATCCCGCACCGCAGAAGATTGAGAGAGCGCTACAGCAAGCGACTCCTGAGCAGATTGCAGAGATTAAGAAGGCCGAGCTTAAGTTTGAAGCCAAGATGAAAGAGTTAGATGTAGACATCTTTGCGTTAGAAACAGCTGATAAACAAGACGCTCGAAAGAACTTTTCTAAAGATTGGACGGCTAAGCTAATAGCCTTGACTATGGTCTCGTTTTTCTGTGGGTATATCGGCATGATTACTGTTATGCCTCCAGAGCAAAACTCCATGGAATTAATAAATCTTGTGCTTGGTTACTTAGGTGGCTTAGTATCCGCAGTGATATCATTCTACTTTGGAGCGTCCCATCGACAAGAATAAACGCGGTCAAAGTAGAGAATCTGAGTTGGGGGGCTTAGGTTTGGATTACTTGCTTGACATGATCAAACAGCATGAAGGACTTCGGCTGAAGCCTTATAAGTGCACGGCGGATAAGTTAACCATTGGTTACGGCCGCAATTTAGAGGACCGGGGCATCACACAAAAAGAAGCTGATGTCCTCCTTATCAACGATATCTACTTGTGCTACGAAGAGTTAGAATGCTTTGGCTGGTTCCCAGACTTAGACCATGTCCGGCAGATGGCTATAGTAGACCTGTGTTTCAACATGGGGTTACCTACGCTATTAACTTTCAGAAATGCGCTTGGTGCAATGGCCGAAGGTCTGTACGAGAAAGCGGCTGAAGAGTTTTTAGACAGCAAGTGGGCTGGCCAAGTTGGAGAGAACAGGTCCGGCAAAATAGCGGCTATGATCCGCACAGGTGAACTCCAGTAACATAGCTTTCTAACAGTGGCCAAAGAGATAATATCTCGCGCCGAAGCCAAAGCTATAGGATACAAAAGATACTTTACTGGAAAACCCTGTAAGCACGGGCACGTAAGCGAGAGATACACTAACTCCAAGCATTGCATAGAATGCCTAAAACAGCGTAACAGTACGCCAGAGTCTATCGCGTATTACAAAGAGTATTACCACCGTCGGGCAAAACAAGAAACCGAAGAAACGAAAGCCTACCGCGCTGCAATCCATCGTCACAAGTACCGCACTAAATGGCGTTTTAACGCTCGCCACAACGCAAGACTTCGCAAACAACGTATTAAACGCGCAACTATACGGTGCCCGATCGACCAACTAAAAGTGCAGCAGCTTTACCTAGACGCTAAGCTTATGCGGCTTACAGGCAAGAACTACAACGTCGACCACATTATTCCCATCGTTCACGACAGAGTTTGCGGACTACATTGTTCTGCAAACCTACGTATCGTTCCTTACGAAGTGAATGCCAGCAAAGGAAACTCGTTCGACCTAGACGAGTACAACAAACGGTTAAACAGCTGATAAATATGGTATTCTCGCGAGTCAGAGAATCAAAAGGACAGGTACTATGGTAGGCGTAGTTATCCGTGCGTTTGGTGGCATTTCGCCCAAGACTCCACCCAGAAGACTTAGCGAGACTCAGGCACAGACAGCAGATAAATGCGCTGTCTTCAACGGTGCGCTACGCCCTGCTAAAGATGTCTCTGGCACGACAGTTTCTAGTAAATCGTTATCGACACAAACCATCTACAAGTTTGGGCAAGATTCTACCAGCGAAACCAGCGGGTGGCTTGCGTGGAGTTCAGACGTTGACGTAGCACGTGGACAGATCAATGGTGACACTGAAGAGTGGACATTCTACACTGGCGACGGCGCACCTAAAGCTATTCGTTCCGGTTACACTGCTAGCCCGATAGCGATGGGTATTGCGGCACCTACCGCAGGGCTTACGGCTGTGGCGGACTCTGCTACGTTGCCTGCGGATACTGATTCGCTTACTGAAGAAACGCGACTATATACCTATACCTTTGTTTATAAGATAGGTGGTAGAGACATTGAGTCAGCACCAGCACCGGGTTCTAACCTAGTAGATATTTACCCCGGTCAGTCTGCTAACTTATACGGGTTTCAAACGCCTTCGCTTGCTACCCATTACCGGATCTACCGTTCCACCGCAGGTGTATACCTTTTCGTCGCAGAAATATCGTTAGCGACGGGTACGGCGGCTACATCTACAGATCCTTACGAGGATGATGTAGACCCAGAATTGCTAGCAGAAGAATTACCTTCCTTGTATTGGGCTGAGCCTCCTACAAACCTAGCGGGCCTGATCAATATGCCTAACGGCGTTATGGCGGGTTTTGTTGGTAGAGACGTATACTTTTGTGAGCCGTATGTTCCTCACGCATGGCCGGAGAAATACCGACAGGCGCTAGACTATCCAGTAGTTGGGCTGGGCCGTATGGATACTACGTTGGCGGTGCTGACTAAAGGTACGCCGTACTTCATTCAAGGATCGCACCCTGATTCTGTAGTCGTCGTAAAGTCTGATCTTGAGCAAGCTTGCTCGTCTAAGCGAAGCATCGTTAGCTTCAACAACTCTGTTTTTTATTGTAGTCCTGATGGCTTAATTGCACTGACGCCTAGTGGCTCACGCAATATTACTGATTCCATGTTTACCAAAGAGCAGTGGCAGGATTTAGTAGATCCTACATCTGTTACAGCTGACCACTACGAGTCACGCTACGTGGGCTTTTACAACAACGGCACCGACTCGGGGTCTTTCATATTCGACACGATATCGAACTCGTTTGTCTTAAGCACTAGCACGTCTAACCCCACAGCTACGTTTCAGTCTTTGCGTAACGACAAATTATATGTAGTAGTAGCGGGTAACATTAAAGAGTGGGATGCAGGCAGCAACCTGACTTATACGTGGCGGTCTAAGATATTTCCTATGACTAAGCCGCTTAGCATGTCTTGTGCACAAGTTGAGGCAGAGGCTTATCCCGTAACAGCTAAAATCTATGCGGACGGTACGCTGCTACACACGCAGACCGTTGCTAACCGCAACCCGTTCCGTCTCCCTGTAAAAGTAGCCAGAGATTGGGAAGTTGAGCTTAGTGGCACTAATGAAGTGTTTACTTTTGCCATGGCTCAATCGATGGAGGAATTGACGAGTGCCTAGACCAGCTGATGCCCTACCTACTATTACTTCTGACATACCTAGAGATCTCAGGACGTATCTTGACCGCTTGCGCGGGCTTCTTAATCAGAGAGGCGGGGTTATTACTGATAGTGACCTTCGTTCTTATGGGCTTATCGATAGCAGCGGCGTACGAATCTCAGACGGAGGCGGAAACAACGATCCTGTTGAGTATGGTCCACCCGCAGTAGTTGCAAACTTAGACGCTGACGGCGCGTTCCGCAACGTCATTGTTACGTGGGACCAGCCAGACTACTTCGGGCATGCGTTTACTGAGGTTTGGGGTTCTCCGATCTACGACACTACGTTGGTGTCCACTGATCCCGGTTATGTAAACCCCACGACCTACGCTACTTTTGATTCCACTACGGCGACACTGGTTGCTATCTCTGCTGGCTCCGTAATAAACGATGCACTGGGCAGCGGCAAGGGGCGTTACTACTGGGCGCGCAACGTAAACTTTTCTGGCAGGCAAGGTGCTTTTAACTCTACTACAGGTGTCAATGGTGAAACCTCAGTTGACGTAGAGTTTTTGCTTTCTACATTGACTGACTCTATTACTTCTGGGCAACTAGCTTCTTCACTTGCTGGACCTATCGGTAACTTGCCAGCGGACACTGAAGCGCAGGTTGAAAGCCTACAAAACCAGATTAACTCTCTGAATTCCGTAGAAGCTTGGTCTTCTTCGGAAACATATAACGCGGAAGATCTGGTTACCTATAGCGGCAACTTGTACCGATCTACACAGGGTAGTAACACAAACAACCAACCTTCCGGCAACACAACTGACACTACCTACTGGGACTTTGTTGGCGCGTACACGAGTCTGTCTGCGGCGGTAGCTGGCAACACTTCTGACATTACTCAGATTAACTTTATTGACGCTACGTCAACGTCAGCTATTGCGTCACAGTTTTCGTCGCTTAAAGCAGATGTAGAAGACGAGAATTCAGGTTTATCAGCCGCCAACGCTGCAATCACTCAGCTAAATACTGTTAGCGCGGATTCCACATCTGCCCTTGCATCAGCCTTCCACACGCTACGAGCGAATGTAAACGACACAGATACAGGGCTTTCAGCGGCACACGCTGACATTACGCAAATTAACACAATCAGCGCAACGTCTACGTCAGCTATCGCTGTTGCTACTAATACCCTAAACTCGACTGTCGGCGAGCATTCAACAACTATTGAAGAGCAGTCTTCTTCGATTGATGGCCTTGAAGCGCAGTACACGATCAAGATCGACAACGCGGGCCACGTATCTGGCTATGGCCTCGCAAGTAGCGCAGTTGACGGCACACCTACGTCTGAGTTTGGCGTACGCGCAAACCAGTTTTGGGTAGCACCGCCCGCCACTTTGTCCGCTACCGCACCTACAACTAATCTCTATGCGGGGCGCGTGTGGGTAGATACAAGCAGTGAAGACCCGGACACTTATGTAACCAAGTACTACACTGGTAGTGACTGGAGTACTGCGCCGCAGAGCTTGCCGTTTGTAGTGCAGGCTACGTCAACAACGATCGGCAATGTTGAAGTGCCCGCTGGTGTTTATATGGATGCTGCGTTTATTAGCAACGCATCGATTACGAACGCCAAGATTGGGGATTTAGCGGTCGACACAGCTAAGATTGCAAACGGTGCAATTACGACTGCTAAGATAGGCGATGCTGAAATTACCACCGCAAAGATCGATGACGCAGCCATTACTAATGTAAAGATTGGCGATGTTATCCAGTCAGATGCCCAAACTGACGGTGGCTACCTTAAGTGGTACATCAACAAAGACGGCACAGCTGTATTTAGAAATATTGAGATACGTGACAGTGATAATAGTGTCCTGCTTGCGTCTGGTGGCAACTTAAATATAGGAAGAGTCAGTGGTTTACAGACTCAGCTTGATGATAAAGTCGAGTGGCACTTTGTAACGACCGACCCTTCTTCTGCATGGGATACAGACACCAAAAAAGAACAGCACGTAGGTGATCTTTGGTACCACCCCACAAATAAAGTACTGAAAGTATGGGTTGAGGGCGATGACCCATCTACTGAAAACACAGAAGAAGAATATCATTGGCGAACAGTAGAAGATCAAGCTGCTATCGATGCCGCAGCAGCAGCTTCTAACGCTCAAGATACCGCCGACGGTAAGCGACGCGTATTTGTTTCACAACCTTCTGTCCCCTACGACATAGGTGATTTATGGGATAGAGGGTCCACGACAGGGCTTTACCGCGCGACTGTTAATAAGACTTCCGCGCAAGAATTTGACGAAGATGATTGGCAAAAGATTGCGGACACCACGGCGAACAACACCGCTGCTGGCTTCACAGGACAAGGGCTGCTAGCCACTTTAGATGAGATTTCTGCTGACGAATTAGAAGACGCTTTGCAGGGTGTGATAGATGGCAAAGTTGAACAGCACTACGGTACATCTGATCCGTCAACCGCATGGGATACCGACGCACTAAAAGAACTGCACGAAGGCGACTTGTGGTATCACACTACTAACAAAATATTGTATGTGTGGGTCGATGAAGACGATCCCGATACTACTGAGACAGAAACTCACCACTGGCAAGTGGTTGAAAGCCAAGTTGCTATCGACGCAGCCGCCGCTGCTTCTACCGCGCAAGATACAGCCGACGGCAAACGCAGGGTCTTTGTTGCTGATCCGACAACTCCTTATGACGTAGGTGACTTGTGGGACCGTGGAGCCGCCACCGGGTTGTATCGATGCAAGACCGCAAGGACATCAACAGAAGAATTTTCTTCCGGCGACTGGCAAGTTGTCGCTGATAAGACATCAGAAAACACAGCCGCTGATTTTACGGGTAGAGGCACACTCGCTACGTTAAACGAGGTTTCAGAGGATGAGCTTGCAACGGCCCTCTTAGGTCTCATCGACGGCAAAATTGAACAGTACTACCAAGACTCTGATGACGACCCTCAAGACGATTGGACCAGTGCAGCGATAAAACGCAAACACTTAGGTGATCTGTGGTATCAAACAGACGAAAACAAACTCTACGTCTATACAGAACCTGAAACAGGCTCGTTTACGTGGGCTTATGTTGAAGACGCTGCGACTACAGCAGCTGCCAATGCTGCTTCCACTGCTCAAGATACAGCTGATGGTAAACGTCGTGTATTTGTTGCAGAGCCTACAACGCCGTATGATGCGGGCGATTTGTGGGACAAAGGTAACGGTGCTAACCAAGGCTTGTGGCGCTGTATAAATACCCGAGCAACTGGCGATTATGTGGCCACTGACTGGCGCGTAGCAGCTGACACTACTGCTAACAACACAGCCGCAGGATTTACAGGCCAAGGTTCTTTGGCAACTCTTAATGACGTATCTTTTTCAAACTTAGATACCTCTTTGCAAGGGTTGCTAGATGGTAAAATCGAGCAGTTCTACCAAGACTCTGATGACGACCCTCAAGATGATTGGTCTAGTAATCCCATCAAGCGTGACCACATTGGTGATCTATGGTATCAGCCAGACGAAAACAAACTTTATGTCTATCAAGAAGTTGCTCCGGGGAATAGTTTTGAGTGGAAGTTAGTCCAAGACCAAAAAGCTATCGATGCAGCGCAAGCGGCTTCTGACGCACAAGATACAGCCGATGGTAAGCGACGAGTCTTCGTTAATACGCCCGTACCGCCTTACGACGTAGGTGATCTGTGGGACAAAGGTAACGGTGCAAGCGAAGGGCTATGGCGCTGCGTAACAGCTAAGGATGAAGACGGAGAATATGCTGCTGCCGACTGGCAAGTGGCTGCGGACACGACCGCAAACAACACAGCCGCAGGATTTACAGGCCAAGGTGCCTTAGCCACCCTCAACAGCGTGGGTTACTCTAATCTGGGTACCACTCTGCAAGGAATTATCGACAACAAGATTGAGCAGCACTACAGCACCACTGATCCTTCTAGTGGATGGGATGAGGATGAATACTCAGAACACGTAGGCGACCTTTGGTATCAGCCATCTAACAAAGTATTAAAAGTGTGGGTAGAGGGAGATGACCCCAGTACCTCCGACGTTACTGAAGAGTTCTATTGGCGCAACATCGAAGACCAAACTGCGATTGATGCGGCAGCCGCAGCTTCTAACGCACAAGACACTGCTGATGGCAAACGTCGTGTATTCGTAGATAGCGGTACTAGCACACCTACTCCACCTTACGACGTAGGTGATTTATGGGATCGAGGGTCCACACTAGGCCTGTGGAGGTGTGTAACAGCGCGTGTAGAAGACCAAAGCTACTCAATAAACCACTGGCAACGAGCCGCTGACACTACTGCTAACAACACAGCCGCTGGAATTGCAGGCCAAGGTGATTTAGCGACGCTTAACGAAGTGTCTTATGACGAGCTTGACACAAACCTTGCCGGGCTGATTGATGGTAAGGTTGAACAGCACTATAGCAGCTCTGATCCATCTAGCGCGTGGACTACAAACGCCATCAAACGTGATCATTTGGGGGATCTTTGGTATGACACTGACGACAAAGCTCTGTATGTATATAGAGAAGTGTACCCCGGCAATAATTTTGTTTGGTCAGAAGTACAAAACCAAGATGCTTTAGATGCAGCAGAAGCAGCTTCGACCGCACAAGATACAGCCGACGGCAAGCGTAGAGTCTTCGTCGACACACCCTCCCCACCTTACGACGTAGGTGACTTGTGGGACAAAGGCAACGGAGAAAATGAAGGTCTGTGGCGGTGCATAACAGCTAAAGACGAAAACGGGAGCTACGCTGCCGCAGACTGGCAAGTAGCCGCAGACACCACCGCAAACAACACCGCAGCGGATTTTACTGGTAGAGGTGCACTGGCGACGCTTAGCACTGTTTCTTACAACGTGCTTGACACAAACCTTGCTGGCCTTATTGATGGCAAAGTTGAACAGCACTACGGAACTAGCGACCCATCTACTGCATGGACAACTGCCGCCTTAAAAGCAGAACACGTCGGAGATCTGTGGTACCACCCTACAAATAAAGTACTGAAAGTATGGGTTGATGGTGATGACCCTGATACGTCCGATACAGAGACATACTACTGGCAGACTATAGAAGACCAAGCAGCGATTGACGCTGCCGACGCTGCTTCTGACGCACAAGATACAGCTGATGGCAAACGCCGTGTATTTGTAAACAGTGGCACGGGCGGGGATGTCCCTGCTCGCCCTTATGATGTGGGTGACTTGTGGGATCGCGGCGCAGCACTAGGGTTGTGGAGATGTATAACTGCACGGACGAGCAGCCAAAGCTACTCAGTAAACCACTGGCAAGTTGTCGCTGATACAACAGCTGAAAATGTCGAGACGTTAGGGCTACTTACGGAAGTTTCGTTTGATAACTTAGATGACGCTTTGCAGGGTCGAATCGATGGCAAGATCGAACAGTTTTTTCAATCATCTGACCCTTCTTCGGGGTGGAACGCTACTCAAAAAGCAGAGCATTTAGGTGACTTGTGGTACCACCCTACGAATAAAGTGTTAAAAGTGTGGGTGTCAGGTGACGACCCAGATACATCCGCCACAGAGTCGTACTACTGGCAAGAAGTGGAAAGCCAAGCAACGATTGACGCTGCGGCAGCGGCTTCTGACGCACAAGATACAGCCGATGGTAAGCGTACAGTATTTGTAGACCAGCCCACGGTGCCTTACGACATTGGCGACTTGTGGGATCGTGGTTCAGAATTAGGTCTATATCGAGCGACAGCAGCAAAAACCGCTAATCAAAGCTTCGACGCTGCTGACTGGGATGACATCGTAGCTGCGACAATCGTTGACCAAGGTGGTTTTGCTACCGAAGACCAGATTACTAATGACAACGTCTCTACGTTTATTGCAAACGCAGCGATTACCGACGCACAGATCAACGACCTGAGTGCAGATACAATCACTGCGGGTACTCTTGATGCAACTGACGTTGACATTATTAACCTGACTGTGTCGAACCTATCTGGTGACGTAACAGAGATCGATACGTTTACCGCGACTAACGTGCCGTTCCAAGTGCAAGCGACCTTCACGCGCGACATGGTTACTATTCCTGAACAAACAAACGCATACCGCCCGTTTGTGACAATTAACGCTACCGCACAGTTACAGGACAACATTACTGTGTGGGGCGAACTTCAGATGCGGGAGAACAACACGACAGCTAAAACCTCGATAGGTACCGCGTCAAGTTCTTCGGCAGCCCTTTACGAAGAGTATTTTTATTTTGATGCGTCTCTGACATTTCCTAGCACAGCGTCTATTGCGGTGGGCGACTTAATCGGACTTTCTACTCTAACCAACCCAGTTTACAAAGTAGTTTCTATATATACGTATACTGGCGCTATCGTTGCGTATGTGAGGACAACTACTAACGGGATTGTTACCACCGCTCCAACTACGGGCGCGTATTCTAAATTTCCGCAAACAGCAACATGGGTAACCGTGTCAAAGTCGTATGTAGTGGAACGATCAGGGCCAAGCTGGAAACCCATGTTTTTCCAAGGCGCTTTGGCTGATGCAACTAACAACGAGGTAGATGTTAGAGTTGTGTTTTATCGCAGTGGTACTACCTCGAATAGCTCTGCTACACCCCCCACTTTTACTAGCGGCAGCAAAAAATTTGGCATCATTAACATCCAAGGCGTAGTAATGCAGGCGAGATAATATGTTTGTCAAAGTAGCTGATAACGAAATTGTAGTAGGGCCGCAGTCTCGAAAAGGTGGCGGCGAAGGCTGGTACTGGTACGAAGGTGTTCATCCACATGACGCGGCGTACAACGAAAAAATTACTATATCTGTAGACGGCGACGTTGCTACAGGCACGTTTGTAGTTGACCCTGACCTAGAAAACCCTGCCGACGAATTTGAGCGTGGCGAGCGTAATCGGCTACTGGCGGCTTGTGATTGGACACAAATGCCAGACTCACCGCTCAGTGATGCGGACAAAACAGCATGGGCAACCTACAGAACAGCGCTCAGAGACGTGCCAAGTCAGTCAGGTTTTCCGGGGAATATTGTTTGGCCAACACCACCTGATGAGGCATAATCCATAAATGGATACGCTGTCAACTAAAAGTGCAGAATTAGTCCTCGACGACAAAGAGGCGATTGGCGCATGGGTGGCAGAGCAAGTAGGACATGGGGCTAGCTGGGGGGATTATTACGCGTTAGGCGTACGTAAAGGTGACGAGATCACAGCGGGTGTAGTCATCAACAACTATAACGGCGCTAACGCGACTAGCCACATAGCCATAACAGAGTTTAGCAAGAAGAATGTTGAGCTATTCAGACACACCGCACACTACGCGTTCCGACACTGCGGTCTCAAGCGGCTCACAGGTATGGTGCCAACCAACGAACCACGCACGATCGAGTTCGATAAGAAGTTGGGCTTTGAAGAAGAATTTGTATTGAAAGACGGCGCTCCGGGTGCCGACATGATGGTTTTAGTTTTGTGGCCAGAAAAATGCCGTTGGTTGCAGGAGGATTAAGACATGG